ATTAATCTTGTATTTCGCACGCTGAGCTATGAGTTGTCTTAAATGGCAACCTTATGAAATTTTGTTTACGCAAATTAAGGTTTTGTCCATTTGTGTATTATGAAATTTAATCATAAGAAGTTTATAGCTTGGCGTGAAGTAGAAACAAACGATCTACTCATGCCATGGCTTCTTTGTGCTTTGGGGATAAAGTATCCCCACAAAACAATCTATATTCTTACTATATTATTTTAATCAAAACATTATTATTATTATTATTATTATTTACATTTATTTATTTACAGTTATACGTATTATTATAGTGTAGTAGAAAGGAAATTTTGGACTTTGGAAAATTTGGCTGAATCGGTAATTCAATTAAATTTATCAACGAATTTGTTAGTTTGCATAAACTATCTATGTGGTTACTTCATATAAAAGTGACAAAAATGACTTTCTAAATGACAACATTTAAAAAATCATATAAGGACTGTTTTTCCATTGAAGGATCTTCGCAAGGAGTGACTGTTGGTTTAACAGTAGTTCCAACCCACGGCAGTTTGGGGCCTAACCAGCCAGTAGCCGACGTTAAAGCTGGACTTATCCCAGATCCAGTGCTATGTCGCAAGACACAGTCAGAAGGGATGTCAAGGAAGGCTAGACGAGCCGAACAACAAAAAATTCAAGTACCAGTGTTACTTGATGAAGATCAAGGAGAGGTATTTTCCGATCTTACCTCCTTTAGAAAGTTCCACTTTGATGATGGAACAAATATGTATATTCCCGACTATCAACATGTTGGTGAGAATACAGGTTGTTCTCTGTTGGATACTTTAACCCACAAGAGGACAAAAGAACAAGTTAGCCTATATTTGTTAGGCTTTGTACCAGAAAATCGGCCAATTGTCGATTATAAAGCTACATATTTATATTGTAAGCTTAAAAAAGAAGAGCACGCTCACTTCTCATATGATTTAAATAAATATTCACAAATTGAGAAGAAAATAAAATCCATGAATGCAGGATATTATCATGGTCGCTCTAAAGAATATAAGATTCGTGAGTATATGAGCGAGAGAAATTGTGGTGTATTGGAAGCGATTGTGGAATACTATTGTATACTCCACGACGTTGATATTCGATTCGTTGAAACCACAATGAGAAGTACAAGAACTATTCCATTTAATAGTTTATATGAATTACAATCAGAGGAACCTTGTGTAGAAGAATTCTTAAGTGATGAACAGCTATTAGCAGTTCCATCATATATTGAACCTACTTTACTTGAGGTTAATCAACCATTATTTACTCCTGAACCTATGGAAATTGAGGAGAATATTATGGATTTGGATATTGAAGCTCAGGAACTTATTGAAAGTTACCCTCAGATAATAGAAGAATCCATATTAAATTTATATTCTCCTGAATATTTTGAAGAGCAAGAAGAGGAAGTTTTTATAGATCCTGCAATCGTTTCATATCAAGAACCAATAATTTGTGATTTACCCGAATTAGAAGAAATGGAAAGAATTAATCCATTAGTTAAAAATGTATTTGTAGATTTTACGGAGAAGCAAAATAAATACTCTGTGGTCGAAATAGAGGAATCTATTCTTGATCATGTGAGAATTAATACTCCAAAATTCTTACATAAAAAATTAGATAAATTTTTGTCAGAAATTACTTATATCGGACCTATTAGAGAAAAGAGAATTCCAACCAAAAATTTAATTAGTGCTATACCACTAGCTGTGGATTACGTGATTAATACACGTAAGGTTACAAATACCATATCAAATTTTGGAGAACAAGGATGGGTTAAGAAACCAAAGAAGGTTAGATTTTCACCAAATATAGTGTCAGAGTCTCCACTAGTATTTGAAGTTCCACATTACAATACTAGATTTGAAGAATTGTATCATTCTATTTTAAATCAAACTCCAGAGGAAGTTAGCATGGATGAAGAAGCTCAACAATATTGGAAAAATTTTGAGAAAGCAATCAAAATTAAGATAACAAAAGCAAAAAATGAGCTTAACTTTCTCAAGCAATCAAGAAAGTTTATTAAGAGAAGTAGAACTAAGTTTGTTCGAACACCAGAGCGTAAACTAGAATTTAAAAATATAATGAAACAAACTTATGATGAAATTACACACAAACACTTTAAAAGTGAAAAAAGGTATGATCAATTAAAACATTTCTCTGTTAAGCATTTTGTACCTGAGTACAACAGGTCTCGTCATTCCGCGTATTTTGAGGAAGGGGTGACGCAGTCAATGTTTATGCCAACGGAAATGAAAAAATCTATGAATGATAGCGTCTTAGAGATTAAAAATAATATCACAGAGAATCTTAATACAACATTCGCTAATGTTAATGATACAATGTTACAGGCAACTTCATCTTTGCAAGTTTTACTTCAAGAAAAGATTCGGTCATTAAATTTTAGTGAAATAGCTGGGGATTTAAAAAAAGAAATGCTAGGAAAAATGCCAGCTAGTTCTTTAGACGAAGTGATTATGGATATAATATTTTTGTTATTAGATTTAGTTACGCTAGTGTATACTAAAGAGTCGCTTACAGTAGGAACAATGATAGCACATATGGCTCGTACTCTCGTTAAGTACATTAGTGGAGCTGTCCATGAGATGGTATACGCACAAATACAAAAGTTTGTCGCGTTTTGCAAGAGGAAATTTTGTTCTGATGCACATGGAGATACTGAGAGTAAAGATGAGGATAAGTCGACTCGAAAATTTTTTAAAATGATAGAATCCATAATCGATAATAAAATATTAGGAGTTGGTCGTTTGAGCAAAACAGCTAAATTAATAACCGATTTAGATACTTTCTCCACTAAAGGTGTGCATTTTTCATTGTATATAATGGACGTTATTCAACGTATATATCAATATATTTATAATAGAGTACATGGTTTGACAGATCAAGATATAATGACTCAAGCACACAAGAGTATGTCAGAATGGCTTATAGATTACTCTGATGTCTTACATTATTTTAGAGTATTTGATGATGATGAAACACCTAGAATAAAAGCGACATTTACTCCAAATGAAATGCTAGCAAAGTTAACAAGAACTTACAAAAATGGTAATGCTATTAAAAAAGACATCATTAAGATAAATAATGCAAATTTACAAAGATTGTTCTCGGATTATTTGAAAAACGTGACTGAAATTTATTTGTCCAATGTGGGTGTAGTAGGATCAAAACACCAAAGACATGAACCCATAGTTATGGCACTAGTTGGAGCTCCTGGAGTTGGAAAAACAACTCTTTTTAAGAGTTTGTATCAAGATTTTAGGGCTTTAATGGGTATTGATATACGAAATGTTGACACTCATATTTATATAAATAGTCAGGTATCTGAGTACCATGATACTTATATTGGGCAAGAAGTTTTTGTATTTGAAGATATGTATCAATTTCGTGATCCTCAACCTATAATTCAGGAAAATACCCTTTTGAATCAAATAAAAGGGAGACAACCTTATAGAATGAATTGTGCCCAAATCGAGAATAAAACTAATACTTATTTTACGTCCAAATTTGTTTTAGCTACTATGAATGCAGTTCCAACAGTACCTGTAGTATCTATGAATGGAGCGTTATTGCTTAATCCGCAATCAGCACTTCGTCGTTTTGATATAATAGTAGAATTACATCCAATAGACGAATTTAAGGGCGTACAAGATCCAATATCTGGTTGTAATGAATTTAAAAAATTGCCCATGGAGTATAAAGATCGAAAGTCCATGCTTAAATTTAAAATTTGTAATATGAAGGACGCTAATGGAGGTGGTGTCTATGATTACGATGGTCTAGTTAGATATTTATCAGAATTTTCTAAGAAACATGAAGCAATACAAGAATCTATGGATATTGCTGATGCTTTACCATCTAAGTATTTAGAAGAAGGGTTAGCCAGTAAAGTTATTCATGGCGAGACTCAATCAAAGTTTACAGATTTTTTAAAAATGAGTTATAGGGCTGTGGCTCCACCTTTTAAAGAAGCATTATCAATTTTAAGACCACAAGAAAGGAAGAAAAAGATGGAACTTAATCCATATCAAATACCAGGAGCCCATTATGCCCAAGATGATGAAACAGAAGGAGTTGGATTTTATTTTGCAGAAGATAAATTTGAATATGAACAAATTGAACAACAGGTGTCCTATATGATGAATGGTGAACCTATTTCACAAGAATTACGAATAGCATTGGTTGCTTCACTGAATAAGATTTATTCTCAATCTCAAGAATATTCTTTGCAATCTATTGCGTATGAAGATATCATAGATATCATTGAATCTATTGAACATGAAATGAGAAAATCTCTTGTTCCATTGCACACAAAAGAACGTATACAACATCATTTGCTAATAGGTGATTTTACTCATGTGATGGTGGCTTTAGGATTAATCTTTAAGAATAGAGTAGTAGATAGAGATATCTTTGAAACCTATGTAAATACTGTTTTGTTGTTAGGATTAGATGTAGAAAACAGTTTGATAGCTAAAGTTTACATGGTTAGCATGGGTTTAGGGTATTGTGAAGTTAATGACGATTTGATATTCTATTATAGTGGAAGTGTGCAATTTTATACCTACGATCAAGTGAGACAACATATTGCAGATTTTATATCTCTGCGAGTAGAAGAACGACGGAAGTGTCTTATAGATGGAACTTTGAGACGAGCTTTAATGAGTTCTCAGACAAAATACACAGAGATAAAATTTAATGAGGAAAAATATTTAACGCCTATTTCAGCGCACGAATATCTTAAAAATATAGTTATAGAGCGAAATATACGACATAATATGGCTCTTAAAAATTACCTTAATATGAATATGTCATTTGTGCTCCCAACATTTTTAAATAATGAAAATAAGGTAAGATTATTCTTAGATAACATGTTAACTATGTGTATTTTACCATGTCAATATAGGTCAGTGAAACCTGAAATTTCTATGGCACAGAGATTGTTATTTGGTAATAAGATAACTATTGACCACGTTATCGAACATAAGGAAAATATCTTTAAATTATTTTTTAACTCTTTAAATTATGAAGTATCTCGACTTATACCAAAACGAGTAAAAGATGCATATGATTATGTAACCAATTTTTGTCAAGAAAATTTGGTAATTATGCAAGGAGCTTATTGGAAAACTATAAAAGAGAATATCTTACCTATTTTGGGTTCAATAGCAGCGATACTTATACCGGTATCTGTAGTTATTGGAGCTATCTGTAAGCGAGATGCTATAGCGGACTTGAATGATAAAATTCTTGATAAGTGCGGTGTTACTAACAAAACCGCGCGAAAAGTTTTAAATCCACTATCAAAGAGAAGTAATAAAGAAACAGAATCTATGCATTTAAAATCTTTACGAGCCAAAGTGTCTAAAAGGGCTAAGACATTTGAATCTGAAATAGTTAATGAGCCCATTTCTGCAGAACAACTTTCGTTGTTGCAAGCTTATGCTTCGCAGAAGTTGGACGAAGAAGGAGACATTGTACCAACCTTTGAAGAAGGAGATACTGAAGCTTATTCTGATCCAAATTGTGTAGATTTAAGCAGGAAATTGAAAGCTGCTAGTTTTAAAATTTGGAATATAACAGGAAGGAATAGTGCTTGTGGATATATCTACCATGATTGCGTGTTGTATTGTAATTCACATCTTATTCCGGATGAAGATCATGAAATATTGATAGGTGGAAATATACGACATCAAGAGCTTACAGAAAAACCAATTAAGCTTAAAAATTTTCCTTATTATAGATTTAAAGATTGTGATGTTTTAGCAATAGATTTACATTCATTATTGCATGTGCCTTATGCTGATTTGACAAAACATATAGTTAAAGCTGAGGATTTCACAAAAGGAGCAATTAATAACATACTGTTTAGTCCACCAAGGTATGTTAAAGATCAATTATTTGTTAAAGATGAATTAGAACCATACATGAATACAGTAGGGACTGATGTAGATTTTTATAAAGGAGAGTTGCGTTTGGATGATGCTAATTTAGGGCGAATAGTCTTATATTCTGCTTTGAAAGCTAAATACTTATCGCAAGCTGGAGATTGTGGTGTTCCTTTGTTGATATATAATCCTGCTTATCCAAGAAAGATATGTGCCATACACACAGCAGGATCTAAAGTTAGTCAAGGGTATGGCTATTCGTGTTTATTGACTCAAGATATGGTTCAAGTAGTTAAAACGCATATTAATCCAAAAACTGAGAGCCTCAAATATCCAGTAGTTTCACCATATGTTGAGAGTGTGGTTGTTAGACCAGACGACCCAATAGAAATCGTTGGTAGTTTAGTAGGAGATTATGCCATTAGAACTCCATCAAAAACAAAATTGCGTCAAACATGCTTGTATAACCAAGTTTACGAAACTCAAGTAGCTCCTGCTGCTATGAACAATAAAAATGGAGTAGATCCATTACGTAATGGGATTATACAAAACTTTTGTGGAGATAAACCATTTAATCTAGAAATTCTTGAGTATAGTACTCGTCAAGTAGAATCACATTTGCTAAGTTTTGATAGCACTCAGTTTAAGACGGGACTTTTAAGTGAAAGAGAAAACATTAATGGTGTTTTTGGAAGTAACACCATTGAAGCTATAAATCTTACAAGTTCTATGGGGTATCCATTTAGTCATGTCAAAGGGGTTAAAGGGAAGAAATTTGTTTTAGAAGTTTTTGAAGATGGACATTATATGTTAGATGATAAAATGAGAAGTTTAATATCATCGCAAGAAGATATGCTTAAGAAAGGAAAGATGATAACAACAATGTTTATTGATACCAAAAAGGACGAAAAGAGAGATTTGGAAAAAGTTAAGTTTGGTAATACTCGCATATTTCAAAATTGCGACTTTATGTCAAATTTCCTTTTGAGAAAATATTTTCAAGCATTCATTTCTCATTTACAAGAAAATTGTGTTGAATCACCGGTTGCAGTTGGTATTAATCCCCATAGTTCTGATTGGATGAAATTATATAGGAGATTAACATCTAATTCTTCTAATTTTATAGCTGGAGATTATAAGAAATATGATAAAAAATTACCAATGATACTATTTATAAAAGCTACAGAAATAGTTAATAATTTTTATAAGGATGAGCATAGTAGAACGAGGATGCTCTTGGTGAAATCTTTTGTCAGTGGATTTCATATATGCGATAATACCGTTTATCGGGCACATCACGGTATGCCATCTGGTTGTGTGTTAACATCTACATACAACTCGGTAATAAATTGCATTTTAATGCATTATTGTTATAGTGTTAGTTTAAATATGCATATTTCTGACCCATCATTGAGGTGGATGTTCAAATCAAGATTTTTTGATCTTGTTCAAACAACTTTTTATGGTGATGATCATGTATTAACAGCAAATAATAGTATAGCGCTATGGTTTAATATGAAGACTATTCAAGCCATATTGCAAGATCTGGGTATGACCTATACTACTAACACTAAAGAAGAGATAATTACTCCTTTTATTTGTCAAGACCAATTATCGTTTTTATGTCGTAAGTTTAGAGTTGATTGTGGTCGTGTGTTTGCACCATTAGAATTTTCCTCGTTAATTGAACTTTGGAATTGGACGCATGTTGGGAGTGATTCAGATGAAGATCTCCTAGAGAACATAGAAATGTTTTTCTTAGAAATGTCACATTACACCCGCAAAACATTTTGTGAAGTTCAAAGCTATTGTAGAGATCGATGTAATGATCTGGGTTTCCCGATACCATTATACGATTACTATGAGTGTCAGAACAAGCAATCTGGCGAAAGTCATGGTGTTACTCAAGCAGATAGTGTCGATGATCCTGAACCAACCACTGCTTTTGATAAAAGTAGAGAAGTGACAGAATTAGGAATTACGAGATTTACTGATCAGGCAGAAAAGAAACAATCATGGTTTTTTAAACTATTTAGACCGCCAGATCTTACTAATCCTTACGCTGAGCCAACAATAAGAGACTTTATATCCCGTCCTTATGTTTTAAGCGTGTTAGATTGGAGCCCTGCAAGTACTGGGGTTATTTATGAAACAACATTCCCATATGCTTTGTTTTCATTACCAACGATATGGGATAAGCTTAAAAATTTTGAATTATTTCGCTGCGATGGAGTTAATTTTGAAGTGCGAGTGAATGGTACTAATTTTCACTATGGAGACTTATTGGTTACAAACGTGGTGCAGTATTGGAATGGACTATCTAAAGGAGGTTCTACACCATGCCAATTTGATAATATGTATGCACTATTTCCAAATGCAACCATAGTGAATGCTAATAACGATATTGTTAACACGATAAATTTACCGTATATAAATTTTAAACAATATATAAATTTAAGTGAATTTAATAAAGTACCAGGTACGAGTCCTAATGAAGAACAGATGATCACGGAATTTGCCCGAATTAGATTGGTGGTGTTAAATCCAATACTACCTACAACAGCACGTGTTACAATTACCGCAAATTTTATTAATCCTCATATTGCGGGAAATGGATTGGGAAGAGCTGATTATGTTGGAGGTACTTTACCTCTAGCACAATTTTCCACAGTAGAACCTAATGGCTATACTTATAGGGGTCCAGTAACGTTTGAAGAGGGTGAGACTCAAGCTGAGATGATGGATGATATTTCAGAAGCTTCAAAGAAAAATACTGGAGCAAGTATCTCATCAAATTTGGCTAAAGTCAGTAAGATAGGTGGCATGTTTTCAGTTGTGCCAGGCCCAGTAGGATTAGCCTCAGTCATTACATCGACTGTGTGTGGAATAGGAAGTTTTTTAGCCAAAGCTTTCGGATATCATAAACCTATTGATATTCAAAATAGGAGAGCTATAATTTTACATGGTTTCAATACAGCTCTATCACGAGGATTAGATTATTCAAATATCCTAGGTATAGATCCTGAAAATCAAGTTGGTAGTTTAGCGGCTGCCATGGGAGGATCTATGGGCGATATGGTTATTCACGAGCAAATAATTAAGTATGGATTATTAACACGTATGACACTACCAGCCACTTTAGGACCAGGGGCAAAATTTTTTGAAATAGGAGTACATCCATTAATAGTACCATCACTACTTCTATCATCTCATGAGGTAGTATATCATACTCCATTATCGTATTATGCAGCTTGCGTGGCTTTTTGGCGAGGGTCACTCAAATATAGAATGAGGATTTGTTGTTCTAATTTCCATACAGTTAGAATAAGGATAGCATGGTATCCAGGAGAAATACCAGCAATGACGGACGCTCAAAGGTACAGGGAGGAGACCAATGTTGTATCACACATCGTTGATGTTCGTAGTACAACAGAATTTGAATTCACAGTTCCTTTTTTGCGTGATTTGTTATATTTAAGCAACTTGACGGTTAGAACTACGACAAGTTTTAACAACTTTTTGAGAACAGTGGGTAATTTGTCATTTTCAATTATCAATCCAATTTTACACCCACAGGTACCGATTCCACCAGTATATTTTAATTTGATGGTCGCAGCGGGAGACGACATGTGCTTTTTTAAGCCAACTGGGATTCGTCTCAGTAATTCTCCGGGCACTTATGTAGCTTTATCGGACGAGGAGAAGCGATCCCTTGGAATGATTGTTTATCATGATGATGAGGGATATGAATCAGATGATGATTACGAAAGTAGTCATGGAGTAACTCAATCTCAACCTGAGGCGTTAGTTTCTACAACACGCCCTGTAATTCCAAAAAATATTTGTTTTGGTGAAGATCTTATTCACGTCAAGGATCTTATTATGAGAGAAGGAATTACTCTCATACCAAGTGCAAATCAACAAATATCTGTCAATACTAGGTTTTCATTTCCAGACCAAGTAGTTGATAGATCGTTTTTCCAATATTTCCAAAGATATTATCGCTTTTGGAGAGGAACCATACAATATACAATTTTTGGTTCCACACCTGGAGAAGTAACAGCTTACACTTTTGTGAAAGGCTCTCCGGATACCAGTACTGCTCGTTATGAGCAATTTACAATACCTCTGAATACATCTATTCAGAATTTGCCGGAGGGGCTTTATTTCGCCCCTCAAAGCCCTATAAGTTTTAATCCTATAGGCGTAGCAGTCCCTTATTATTATTATAACATGTTCATGCCCACAGTTAATATGAACAGTTCATGTTTTTATGAAAATAATATCGAAGTCAGAATTAATTTACCAGGGACTAATGCTAACAGATGGCTCTCGGAAAGAGCATCTGATGACTTCGAATTTGGCCTAACACTAGGAGCTCCAACGCTCAATTACTCAATAAATGAATTCATTTATCAAAGGCCATGAGTTTGCAATTGCACTCAACCCCAAGCAACATCTTCTTTACAATTTTCCCAGCGTTCGTAGGAAATACACAAACCTACCTACACTAAAACAGTACTTATGCTATTTTTACGTCATAAGTAACACAGGATGGTGACATCAACATATTCAACCGAATTTATTTTTATCCCCACCCCGGGGTTTTTGTTTTAGGTTTCGAATGTGATCCTGTGAAAGGAACGGAACG